TAGCTTTTTCAGTATTTGGTCTAGGTGGTGCTGCATCTTTAGCTGTATTCACATTTGGAACTACACTTCTATCTTCTGTAATAGGTGGTATGACTTCAAAAGGATTAAATGCCACAAGTGGTAATTTTGGAAGTAAATTTGCTACGCGCGCACCTACCGCACCTAGACAATTAATATATGGTCAGTGTCGTGTTGGCGGCACTATAGTACACATGGAAACAACAGGCACAGATAATTTTTTATTACACGCAGTTGTTGTCCTTTCAGGTCATGAAATAGAAAGCCTAGAAAGTGTAAGGTTAAATGATGTAGACCTAACTACAACCACTAGCACCATAAGCGGATCAACAGTACATACAGTAACCAACTCAGAATTTTCAAATACAGAAAATGAAAATAAATATGATAGCAATGGAAGATTGGTAAGATTCTCCTTTGAGGATGGTTCACAGACAGCAGCAAATGGTTATGCAGTTGCACAAAGTTCTTTAATCTCTTCAGATAAGTTTTTAGATTGTGCATACGTTTATATACAAATCGTATTTGACCCTGAAAAGTTTGGGGGTGGTATGCCAAATATGTCTTTTGTCGTCAAAGGCAAAAAAGTTTTTGATCCTAGAGACAGTAGTACCGCATGGAGTGATAATCCTGCTTTGTGCATAAGAGATTACATAACAGATACAACTTACGGATTAAAGGCTTTAAGCGCAGAGATTAATGACACAACAAATGCAGGAGGTGTAGCGGCGGCAGCCAATGCCTGTGATGTGGCAGTTACTTTAGCAGATGGCAGTTCTACAGAAAAAAAATACACAGCAAATGGATTTACTAATTTTGGTGCTAGCGGTAACGGTGTAATAGAAGGACTACTAAGTGCTATGGCAGGTAAGATGTCCTATACCAATGGACAGTTTAATATCTTTGCAGGAACAACACAGACACCTTCCTTAACTATTACAGATGATAATTTGTTAGCACCTGTCAATGTGTCTACCAATAGTGGTTCAGGTGAGTTATACAACACAGTAAAGCCTTTATACATAGACTCTACCAATAATTACATAGCAGCAGATGCACCTGTATATCAAGACTCAACATTCTTAACAGAAGATACACCAAACGGAACAGCAAATGACAAACCAAATTATGTAAAACAAATGGAAAAACAGTTGCCATTTACCGTTACGCATACAATGGCACAGCGCATAGGAAGGCTTGCTCTAAAAAATCAAAGACTTTCCACATCTTTAAGTTGCTTAGTTGATTTATCTTTTATGAAGTTGCAGCCTGCAGATTGGGTGTATGTAACTAATGAAAGATTAGGTTACACACAAAAAATATTTGAAGTTATCTCTGTAAACATGGAAGTAATGCAAACAGATGAAACTCCAACTTTAGGTGTAAGACTAGCGCTTAAAGAAACTGCCGCATCAACTTTTGCTTTTGCTACAAGCGACTATCAAGCAAATATAGCGGCAGGTAGTAATTTAGCCTCAGGTGGGTTTCAGTTAGCCGCACCTACAAGCTTGTCAGTAGCTACAGACAGTACAGACGTGGATTCATTTAACTTCACATCTGCAACTGTAACATGGACAAATAGTGCATCACCCTTAGTTACAGGCACAGAAATACAATATAAAAAGAACAGTGGTTCAACATACTTTACACAAACAGTAGCAGGAAAAGGTGTCACTAAAATCAACATAGCAGGTGGTATGGAGATGGGTGTTGTCTATAATTTTAGAGCAAGGCACGTTGGAGGAACAGGTATTAACTCTGCCTATACTGCAGTTGTGAATCATACAGTAGGCGGCACACCTACGACACTAGCGGCTGTTTTAAATGCCAATGCAACAGGCATTAAAACATTTTTGCAAAACAATGTGCCAACCTCAGTAAACGCAGGTGATCTATGGATAGATTCTGACGATGGCAATAAAATATATAGAGCAACATCTTCAGGTAATACAGCAGTGGCTTCTGGACAGTGGGTGGCAACTTCCATAACAGCAGGTGCTATAGGATTAGGTAACGTACTCAATCAAGCGCAAGTTACAACATTTGCATCTGACAATCCTCCTACATCTACCGCAATAGGTGATTTATGGATGGACACCAACGATGGCAATAAAGTTTATAGAGCGGAATCTGTAGGAGCAGATCAAGTCACTGCAGGTGAATGGGTATCTACAACTTTAACTAAAACAGGTATCGGTCTTGGTAACGTAGCTGACGAAAGACAGATAACGATCTTTAGAGAAAACAATCCTCCTACAGCAACAGCAGTTGGTGATTTGTGGTACGACACAAATGACAATAATAGACAGTACAGAGCAAGTGCAACAGGTTCATCTAATTGGGTTGAAGTCTCTCCTAATAAATCTACAGTAGGTTTAAATAATGTAGACAATAAAAGTTCTGCTACGATTCTTGGCGAAGATCACACAGGAACTTCCTCAGGAAACCATACAGGCACAGTAGGCGGTGTTGCTAATGGCACAATTACTACAGGGGCAAGCAGAGCAGCAGCAGTCATAAATAGTGACAACAGATTCACTGGTGAATTCTTTCTTGATAACGTATATATATCAGGTGCTAATTCTAGATCAGCTTTTGAAAGAGCATTAGCAGGATTGGACTCAAGTGGAAACGTACAAAGAGCAGTACCTGCCGCACAATTAAATGCAGCACTCACAACGGTACTTACCGCTTCACCTTCTACAACCGCACAATGGGTTACGCAAGATGGAGCAGTATACTCACCTGCAGGCACTAACTTTGATATAACGATAACAGCAGACAATGGGACAACATCAGAAACAGGAGTTTTTAGGTGGTCTTTTGTTAATGTATCAAACAGCAACGCAGACTATATCAGTGGTTGCACAGAGCAAACAGATTCTACAAGTAGCTTTTCTGTAAGTGTCACAACAGATTTGTCAGGTAACGACCAGAAGTTTGCACAGGCAACGGTCACTCATGACTCAGGTGAAACCATAGTTATATCTGCACTTTTGTCACAGATTCATGTATCAGGAGGAGGTAAAAATTGACAGTAATAACTACAAGTAACGGTTACAAATATAGACCTTTAGAAGAATCAGATGAAACTTTTATGATGGATTGTTTGAAGGATTATCCTATTGGCAGTAATACTATATATCAAAGAAGAAATGAGTTTGCCAATATGCTTTATGTAACAGAAGGATTTGATGAAACTAAAGTCAAAAATAAAACTTCACCACAATCTATAACAATGGTTACAGAAAAAGCAGACGGATCAGCTATAGGATTTCAGCATATAGAAATTGTTGATCTTATAGTTGAATTGCGTATGGGCGCAACACATCCTTCACATAGAAGGCAAGGACACTCCACAGCAAGACTGATGTTACTTGGAGAGTTTGCATATAACCATCTTGGTTGCACAGGCACTTCACTTGAAATTGTAAATACAGATCAGGTTTCTAAAGTAGCTGATACTTGGAGAAGTGATATAAGTGCTGACGAAACACAAAGAGATACAGAGAACAAATTTGGTGATGCACAGACTTACACCCTCAACAAAATACAAATAACCGCAGCAGAACATGAAACTCATAGGGCAGCACATAGCACTTGGGGTTCAGTAACTTACACAATAACCTAATGCAAGAAGTTGTAACGCTAATTAATGAAGTAGGATTTCCTATTGCCGCCGCAGGTGGTCTTGGTTTTTTTATATGGAAACTAATAAATAGGATTATTGACGGAATGGAAACAAAACTAGATACGCTAGATGATAAGCAAGCAGAACTGATATCCAATATGGAAGAAAGACTTGGTACAAAATTGGACTCACAGCATGGAATACTGGTAGCATTAATAGACAGAGTACGCAGTCTGGACAATGAGATCATTCGTCAGGACACACTTATCAAAACAATTTTGGGTGTGCCACAGTTGATAGACAGCAACAAGATTGCAAAGGCAGATAGAGATGATCAAAGAAAAGATTGATGAAAGATTGGGATAAATACTTAGCGATTGTAGGCATTTTAGTAGTTCTCCTAGTCGTTTCTTTATCAGTCAAAGCAGATACCTTAGTACAAGAATTTAAGAACCCTAGCTTTTCAGGAGTCGGCACTTCAGCAGCATGGTTGACTATAGACGAGCAACAATTCACAAGAAATCAGGATCAAGTACAAGCTCTTAAAAACGAGCTAGAAGATGCAATCAGGGAAGAAGAAAACTCCACCCTAAACAAATTTATAAGATCGTTACAGTCCAGAGTTCTTAGCAGAATGGCTCAGGACATCACTAGCTCTCTTTTTGATGACACAGGAGGTAGTGGTGGTGAGATAGTTATAGAGGGCAACAGAATCGTTTATTCTAATGACGGTGAGAGTATTATCTTGATAGTTGAAGCTGAAGATGGTTCATTTACAGAGATAGTAATACCGATAGGTATATTTGGTGTATGTTCAGAGAACTGTGGCTAATTGCAGTGATATCTGTCTTGTCTAGTTGTGCTGCATTCGCACCAGTTGGACATACTAATTGTGTTGATTTACTTAAATGTGAAGAAAAACCTCAGATAATTAGACCTACACTACAAGCCTTATTAGAAATACCAATACCAAAACAGAAGGCTGTAGTCGCTGTTTATGATTTTCCTGACTTAACAGGACAAAGAAAACCATCAAGTAAGATGGCATTATTCTCAACTGCTGTAACACAAGGTGCTAATAGCTATGTACTAGATGCACTAAGTTATGTGTCAGATGGTAATTTTTTTACAGTTCTTGATAGAAGTTCATCTTCTCTAAACAATCTCAGTAAAGAACGTCAAATAATCAAGAATCAAAGAGTTGCTGTTGAAGGTAGTGGTGCTACAAAGTTACCTCCACTTCTCTTTGCAGGATTGATACTAGAGGGTCAGATTGTAAGTTATGACAGCTCAATACTAAGTGGTGGGAGTGGATTTCGGATCAAAGGATTCTCACCTGCAACTAATCAATGGAGAGTAGACACTGTAGAGGTATCTATGAGGTTAGTCTTGACACAGACTGGAGAAACAATATCTAATATTACTGTTAAAAAAGAAATCTTAAGTGCAAGTGTAAGTAGAGATGTTTGGAGATTCTGGGAACAGGGTACTGAACTCATTGAATTAGAGACAGGCTACACACAGACAGAAGCAACAGGCTATGCAATAAGGTCAGCTATAGAGCTTGGGTTATACAAGCTCATAGAAGAAGGTAAATCACAGAAATTCTGGGATTACGACTATGAAAAATTAGAGGAGGTTGAATGAAAAATCTAATTAAAATATTGCTACTTTGTTTCATACCATTTGCAAACACAGCAGATAATTTAATCTATATCACGCAGTCTGGTTCAGGCTTAGACCTTTCTATAGATCAAGTAGGAAGCTCCAATACCTATGGTACAAGCCAAACTAGAGTCACTTTTGGTGGTAACAGTCTTACAGGGAATTGGGATTTTACAGGAGACTCAAACACACTAGCAGCTTCAATATTACAAGCCGCTTCTACGTCTTGGACTTATAATGTAACAGGTGATAGTAATCAGGGTACATTTGCAGTAGGTGGAACAGGAGATGTAGCAAACACTGACTTTGATTATGCTGCCACAGGCGATTCAAACATCTTGTCGTTTACACAAGGTGCTGCTGCTACAGCAACAGCAGGTAATCAAGACTTTGCTATCACAGGATCAAGCAACAATATAAACGCTACTTGTGAGGTTGTCGGTTGTATCAACAACTGGTCAATAACAGGCAGCAGTAATGATATTGATACTACACAGACTGGCAACGCTGATCACAGCA